GGCTACGATATGTTCGATCATTTATGATTACCGTTTGCAAACTCTCTTTGTCTGTCCTTTAATTTTTCTATATCAACCATGGCTTTGTCTAATTGTTCACGTAAAAACTGTATGTTTACTTTATTAGTCATGTTTTGTTCTTGGTTTGCCTCTAATTTCTCCACGGTCTTATAAAGATCCTCCAACAACATCAGCTGTTCTTGATCGACCGGCAACTGTTCACTTTTTTTTAGTAAATCTGCCTGGAATAATTCTCTTGAAGTCTCCAAAGATACTAACCTAGCCGTTAGTTCTGTGTATGCGAACACACCCAAGGCCACGGCAGCCACAATCCCTAAAATTGTTTTAAGATCTGTGCTTACCTTTGTTCCTTCTTTTAAATTCATTTTGGCATTGCTCCTTCAAAAATAACTACATCAGGATTATCTTTTAAATATTGTATCTTTAAATTTTCCCAATGACTACCCTCTGGTTTCTTATCAATAAACCTTACAACCCCTAATTTATTACACATGTTAAATAATTCTGCAAATTCTACAGGGGGAGGATCTATATTAGGTATTCTCTTACACTCTTTTATAAGTTCAAGTTGAGTTTTTAATTTATTTTTCTTTTGCATCTCTGCAATGTATTCATCATCACACACTGCACCTAGAGGCATACGAAATCTAAAACCTAGTGTTTGATTTTGAGATTCAGCGCTTGATCCTGATTTATATTCGTGTTGTCGAAGTTCTGTATAAGTTTCCCAATGACCTCTTTCACAGGTATTATAGTCATTTAAATATTCATTTCTTGCTTGAACATAAGTTGCAACGCAAAGAAAAAATGCAATCCATAATAAATTATCTCGTAAGGTCTTTAAGGTCATAGGTATGGTCTCTTACTGTGTCTGCTAATTGTCTATATAAATTTTCTGCCATGGTCCATGTTGCTTCTGCTGCGGACAGTCTTTGTTTAAGGTCATTAATATCGGCTCTTGATACTGTAACTTTTTCTTCTAATTTAATAATTGTTTCTTGGTTAGCTGTAATTGTATCTGTAAGATTAAGGACATATCTAACAGAGGTAAAAGTTCCAGCTATAATCGCAGCTATAACTGGAACGATTACTATATTTTTTTTAAACCATTCTAGTTTGCTTTTAGGTTTTTGTTTTGTCATAAACTACCTGTTGAATCTTGACAAGATCCACTCCCAGCCAGCTTTAATTTTGTCCCAAACTTTGCAACAAATATTTTTACATTTTTCAATCATGTTTTTTCTCCTCAATTTCGTAAAAGAAGTTGTCAGTGTCTTGTGTTTTCCACTTACCAGTATCTTCTACATTCCACTCAGTTGTTTGTACCTTCCAGTCTGGAATATTATCTTTCACAGTGAAAGATGGTAAATCCCAAATACATCTGTTATTAGGTTGTGCTGCATAATTACCATCGTCTAAAGCAATTATGTGTGCGCACTTATGTTCGTGCGGTATTTCCGAATGATCGGTGTCGAGCATATTACCATCTGGGTGAGCCCAGTCAATCGTAAATAAATAAGAACCGTGATGCCACTTCTTATCTTTGCCAATGTATTTGCCTGAAGCTGCGCTTAGAATATTCCAAGAAGTAACAGTAGGATAGTAACTGAAAGAATTCCATAACTCCAATTCGTCAAGTCTATACCTAGGAACGTCTGATGTCTTAAAACCTCTTTGAATGAATGCAGATAACGGGAGACGGTAGAAAATAGCACCGTTCTCCATAATTGCATGCCAGAGGATAGCCCGGCCGCCCATCGATGTGATACCGAAGACAATACATTCCTCGACTTCACCGTGATGTTTTTTGAGATCGTACAAATATTCTCGCCTAATTTGTGCGTACATTGGTGGTATGTTTGCGTTAAGATATGCCATAATTTACCCATATATATCACCCCAAGTATTACCTTTTTCGTAGTCTACCTTGTTGGGGACCTCTAGATTAACAGCATTCTCCATTACTTCAACAATTTTCTTAGCTTGTTCTGGGGACTCAACGGAAACACACAGTTCATCATGTATTTGTATGTGCGCTACAATGCCTTCCTTATATAAATCTAACATTGCTTTTTTAGTCATGTCTGCTGCTGATCCTTGTATTAATTTATTTAATGCTTTGTATGTGTATGCTCTTTTAATTCCTGGTCCATGTTCCCTTAGCGCTTCTTCATGAGGCAATGCTTTATGCATACCAAATTGATTGGGCTCCCATAAATGAAACCTACATAGTCTACCTAGCAATGTTCTGATCTGTCCTCGTTCCTGCGCTCTGTTAGATGCAGCGTTCATAATTTGTTTTACGAAGGGAACTTTAGCATGATACTGATCAAATAATTCTGCAGCTTTATCTTTTGATACACCAAGCTCTGCTTGTAGTTTAGCTTTACCCATACCATAAAATAAACCTAAGTTAATTGTTTTGGCCTGGGTCCTCGGTATCTCTGCCATGTCAGCTACAGTTTGGTGGAAGTCTGCAGCCGCATCATTTTCATAATTATCTATTACATCATTGACTGATGGAAATTTATAAAGCGATGCATAATGAACTACTAATCTAGGTTCTTGTTGTGAGTAATCAAAACATCCCCAGGTTCTACCTTCATCAGGTAAAAATAAAGATCTAATCATTGGTCCAAGATCCTTATTTCTTGCTGGTAGTTGTTGTAAATTAGGATTTGAATAACTAAACCTACCTGTAACCGTACCTCCTTGGTCCGATCTTATTTGATTAATATCAGCATGTATTCGTCCTTTATGTTCATATCTCAATATGGTATCTATAAATGTAGTATGAGCTTTATTTATTTCACGAGCTCTTGCTATCATTTTTACAACAGGATGTTCGTGTTCTTGTAAAAAGTTTTTAGTAAAGGAAGGAGAATTAGTTTTAGCAGTACGTTCATATGGTAAAGAAAGTTTATCGAATACTTTTGCAATACTTCTGGCAGCCCATATCTGAGGCTCTATTGTGGTTTCTTTACTTATTGCTAATAGGATTTTCTTCTCTTCTGTTTCTAATTCTTGCTTTAGCAGAGAGGCTTTATTTGAGTCTACCCGAACTCCCAAAAAACGCATATCGACAAGACAAGGAAAAAGATCAGTCTCAAGATTAAATATTGATTCAATGTCTTGGTGTATAATTTCTTTTTTAAATATTTGCCAAAGCTCTAAAGTTAACTCAGCATCTTTCTCTGCATAAGATCCAACATACATTGCAGGTAATTTCCACATTTCAGATTTAGGATCTAATCCTCTTGACTTTGCTTCTTCGTTTAGTGCAACTTCATTCTTACCATGTCCAAGATAATCCCAAGATAAACTATTTAAATCATATCTAAATCTATTCTCATCAATAAGAGATGCAGCTATCATTGTATCTACGATTAAACCATTAATTTTAAAACCCATAGATCTTATCCAACACACGTCATACATTGCATTGTGAAATATTTTTATAGCATCAGAAGCTAAAATATCTTTGAACCATTCTAAAGTTTTCTTTCGGTCCATGTTTGGTCCTGAGCCATGAGCAATGGGAAAATAATATTTACGTCCTGGTACAGCCACCGCAATACCAACAACTTCACCATTACCAATAACAGAGCCAGACCCCATCGTTTTTAAATCAGGATCTCTAGTTTCTAAGTCGATTGCTATTTCATCGTATGGACGTAGATCTGGATACTCTTCCGGCTCTATCCATTCAGTCTGTGCTGTAAATAAAGGTACCTTCATTTCTTTTTCATGTCTTTCATTTTTTTAATTTCCAATTCACAATAATGTATAATCTTTTCTAAGTCTTCTATACCATTTTTTGTAAGATATCTACAAACATATTTTACAACGTTCCCCTGGAAGAACGAGAGATTATTTTTTGAAATAAATTCATACGGCTGAATGTGAAAAGATTTATAATGCTTGCCACCTATCTGCTTATCTTGCGGTGCTATATCTTCGAATATACTATTGTCTGTCATACTTGATAACCCTTCCTTTCTATTTTTGATTTTAATAAATATAAATTTTGTGCTGCTCTCGTGTA